TGATTGGGACCTTGGAGAAGCTTATCGACGTGTACATGCGAGTAACATGTCTAAGCTTGATAAAGATGGGAACCCCATCCGTAGAGAGGATGGTAAGATCCTCAAAGGTCCTCGCTATTTTGAACCCACACTAATCGACCTAGTTTAATGTCTAAAACCACCAAAGAACTTATTGCCAGGACTGGTCGTGTACAGTCTTGGATTGATAACCCTGACTCACGCCTTCCTGTTAGTTGTACGGTGTTTGTCGTAGAGGATTCCATTGAGGGTCCAAATGGTATTGAAGCATCATGGCGCTTCGTATCACATGCCCTACGGTTTGGAGCAGGTGTGGCTGTACACCTATCTAAGCTACGCCCTAAGGGACAAGAAAACAGCAAGGGACTTGTTGCATCAGGCCCTGTTAGCTTTGCTAAAATATATAGCACCTTGAATGAAGTACTCCGCCGTGGTGGGGTATACAAAAATGGGGCTGTGGTGTGTCACCTTGATCTCAACCATCCTGATGTACTAGAGTTCATTACTGCTAATCGTAGTGAACTTCCATGGGTAAAACGTTGTGTTAACATTAATAACCATTGGTGGAATGAAAGCACACCTGAAGTACGCGAAGCTCTTTTGCAAGGTATTCGGCAAGGTGACATTTGGCTGAACAAAACAAAGGTAGATAAAAATGGCAATCGAATCAGGGGTAACGTTTGCTTGGAAGTATATCTCCCCAGTAGAGGGACCTGTCTACTTCAACATGTTAACCTCGGCGGATGCGAACTCGATGACATTCGAAGTGCGTTTACATACGGAATGTCCGAATTGTGTGGACTACACAGCAAAACAAATGTTGGAGAAAGCGGAGAGTACCTCACTCCAGAGGTTGATCGCCAAGTCGGTCTCGGAATGTTGGGACTTGCCAACCTTCTCCGACAACAAGGTGTGACATATGCAGAGTTTGGAGAAGCCCTTGAAAAGTTGAATGCTGGTCAAGACTTCCGTAACTATGAGATCACACCAGCAATTGTCTTGGCTCGTGAATTGAAAGCAGGTGTTGAGACTGCAGCAGAAATTGCTAAAGCCAACAATATGGCCCGTGCTTTTGCTATTGCACCTACGGCATCCTGCAGTTATCGCTATACAGATCTTGAGGGGTATACTACATGCCCTGAGATTGCTCCTCCCATTGCCCGTCAAGTTGACCGTGATAGCGGCACCTTTGGCGTCCAGAGCTTTGACTACGGTCCGGTTGAGATCGCATCTGAAGTTGGCTGGGATAATTACAAACGAGTAGTAGATGGTATTGTACAACTGCTCGACAAGACGGGACTTCTTCACGGCTATAGTTTTAACTCGTGGAGTGACGTAATCACTTACGATGAAGCCTTCATTGAAGAGTGGCTGCAATCCCCGCAGACCTCCCTTTATTATTCACTTCAGGTAATGGGTGACACTCAAGACAAGTCCAATGTATACGCTGCATTGGATGAATCAGATGTCAATGATTACCTGGATTCAATTCTAAATGATCCTGCTCCATCTTGTAATTGCGGAGAGTAATGAACCCTTATCAAAAACTATTGAGTCGTAAACGCAAGTGGTCACCTGTACAAACTACAGCTGGCAAACTTGCAGAGGGTGCGGAGGAGACTATCTTCCGTGCTCTTGCCATTAGGCATATGGAATTGCCTGTTGGCGAATTTATTAATGATGCACTAAAGAATGATGTTCCAGAGCTATCGCAAGACCTACTGCGATCCAACATCAAAGACGAAGAGAACCACGACTTGGCTCTCGGTTACATCGCCAATGCTATCGGTGTTGACGAACAAGCTGAAGCCGAAGCACTCCGACTCCGCGATGCTTGGACGGCGCATCCTGATCACACGCTCCTCAAAGCACTGGTTGCCGAGCGTGCAATTTTCTTCGTTCTATTGCCATTCTTCCGCTTTAATGGTGACGCTGGTCTCCGAACAGTAAGTGCAGACATTAGTCGTGATGAACAAGTCCATGTCGCTACAAATAGCCTGGTATGTCGTGAGCTTGGTCTCGATTGGAGTCCTAGCTTGGATCGCCTCAGGAAGGCAACCATTAATTGGGTGCTTCAACCTCTAGGTAATAATACTCAGTCTAAATATTTGGACAAAAAATTTTGGCTGGATGCAAGCGACCGCTTGATGTATGAAGGTAAAGCACCTGAGCTTTCCGATACAAAGCGAGGCAGAATGCCAGCGTTTTTCGAACATAGTAATGTCAATCTCCCTCAATACGCTTGAGTTATCTGGGTTACAACTCCAGGCATTGTTAAAGAGTCTTGAAGACAACTTTGCCTGGAGGACACCCACTTATACTGATGACATAGCAAAAGTTATGTATCATGCAGGACAAGCAAGTGTCCTAGAATATATTAAACAGTACTTGGAAGAAAACTAATGTGCTTTGCGTCAACTCCTACTGTTCCGACGCCACCCCCGCTTCCGCCTGCCACCCCAGCACCTCCCGCGCCGGAAACACCAGCACCTGCACCAGAACCTCTTCAATCATCTAGTACACAAGCTGGTCTGCGTCTTCGTAGATCACGTCGTGAAGCTAGCGGTGAAGTGGCAAGGGGTACAGGTCAACTGAGGATTCCCATGAACACTGGACAATCTAAAGCTGGAGGCTTGAACTATTGAACGCCCGTGAACGTTATGATAGGTTGATTGGTACACGATCAGCCTTTCTTGATAAGGCAGACGAGTGTTCCCGTTTAACCCTCCCTTATCTAATTACCAAAGAAGATGGGCGGACTATTAACAAGCCGCTACCTTCTCCTTGGCAAAGTGTTGGAGCTAAGGCTGTAGTAAACCTTGCATCTAAATTGATGCTAGCTCTGCTGCCACCTCAAACTACTTTCTTTAAACTACAAGTCCGAGATGATAAACTTGGACAAGAATTACCTGCTGAGATTCGTAGTGAACTAGATCTAAGCTTCAGTAAAATGGAGCGTATGGTCATGGACTACATCAACGCTAGTAATGACCGAGTTGTTATTCACCAAGCTATCAAGCATTTGATTGTTGGTGGTAATGCTCTTCTTTATATGCAAAAGGATGGTATCAAACATTTCCCATTGAATCGTTTTGTTGTCAATCGTGACGGCAACGGTAATGTGATTGAGATTGTTACCAAAGAATTAATTGATCGTTCGCTTGTGGAGATGCCTGCTCCCGAGCTATTGCCTAATCCTCCTGGGATGAAAGGCGGAACAACTGGCACAGACGCAGACGACGTTGAGGTATACACCTACGTCAAGCTTGATGAAAAGAGTGGTCGGTGGGTGTGGCATCAGGAAGTACATGATAAGATCATTCCTGGTTCCCGTAGCACTGCCCCTAAGAATGCAAGCCCATGGTTGGTACTGCGCTTTAACACAGTAGATGGTGAAGAGTATGGACGAGGTAGGGTAGAAGAATTCATCGGGGATCTAAAGGCCCTTGAAGGACTCTCTCAGGCCCTCGTAGAAGGCTCTGCAGCGGCTGCTAAAGTCGTGTTCCTTGTATCCCCCTCAAGCACTACTAAACCCCAGACCCTGGCCAACGCAGGCAACGGTGCAATCGTTCAGGGTAGACCTGATGATGTGTCCGTTATTCAAGTTGGTAAGACCGCAGATTTCCGAACTGCTTTGGAGATGGCTGCTAGTCTTGAACGTCGTATCAACGAGGCATTCCTTATCCTCAATGTACGACAATCAGAACGTACTACTGCTGAAGAAGTACGCCTCACACAAATGGAACTTGAACAACAACTTGGTGGCTTGTTCTCCTTGCTTACCACAGAGTTCCTGATCCCATATCTTAATCGTACCTTACTGGTATTGCAACGTAGTAACGAGATCCCCAAGATTCCTAAGAACTTGGTACGTCCTCAGATCGTTGCAGGTGTTAATGCTATTGGTCGTGGACAAGACCGTGAAAGTCTCACGCAATTTATCACACTCATAGCACAAACACTTGGACCAGAAGCATTGATGAAATACATTGACCCAAGTGAAGCAATCAAGCGATTGGCTGCAGCACAAGGTATTGATGTACTGAATCTGGTTAAGTCACAACAGCAACTACAGCAAGATCAACAAACTCTGCAGCAACAAGCTATGCAGAAGTCATTGATGGATCAAGCTGGACAACTTGCTGGTACTCCTATGATGGATCCGACCAAAAATCCACAGATCAATGAGCAATTCCAAACCCAGGCCCCAGCGCCAGAAGCCGGTCCTCCCCAATGAGGTAACTGAAGAAGTAACTCCTCAAGAAACTCCGGTAGAAAATAAATATCAACCTAAAGAAAAGGTTGGTAAACCTTCGATTAGTGCACCTGGAGGAAAGGTGACTAGCGTAGGACTTGGCAAACTTAATGTAACCACCAATGGCTCCCGAACTTACCTATGATCCCACTCCGATTGATGCACCTGAGTTCAATGAATCTGAACTAGCTGCTCTTGAGGTAGGTGAGAATGCAGAACAATCACAACAACAACTTTTTGCTGGTAAATTCCGCGACGCAGAAGAGTTGGAGAAAGCCTACATGGAACTCCAAGGTCTTCTCGGTAAAAAGGAAGATGAAGAACCAGCTCCTACAGAAGAAACAGAAGAGATCCCTGAGGAACCTGAAGTATCACCTGCTGTTACACTAATTAGTGAAGCATCTAAGGAGTACTTTGAGAATGAAGGTCAGCTATCTCCTGAAACTCTCGCTAAGTTTAGTGAGCTATCTTCAGCTGATCTTGTTAAAGCTTACATGGAGCTTCAAGCAGATCAACCACAAACACCACAACAAGTTGTTGACCTTAGTGAAGCTGAAGTAAATCAAATTAAAGGTTTTGTTGGAGGAGAAGAAGCTTATACTAGTCTTGTTGGTTGGGCTTCAGAAAATCTCCCTGATGCAACGATTGAATCTTATGATAGCTTGGTTGATTCTGGAAATCCTGGAGCTATTCAATTAGCACTTGCAGGTCTTAAAGCTATGTATGATGAAGCAAATGGTTACGAAGGACGACTGTTGACTGGTCGTGGCACACCTGTTAAAGATGATGGTTTCCGTAGTCAAGCGGAGGTTGTTCAAGCTATGAATGATCCTCGTTATGATCGAGACCCTGCTTATCGAGCAGATGTATTTGCCCGCCTTGAACGTTCTAACCTTAACTACTGATGCCTGTTACCACCGACGAATTCAACCAACAAAACATTTTCGCTAAGGAACCTCCCATGTACACTGATAAAGATTACACTGTCCCCCACAATGAACGAGCTGAACTACTCAATGGTCGCTTGGCTATGCTTGGCTTCGTGGCTGCTGTTGGCGCTTACGTTGTAACTGGACAAATTATTCCTGGAGTATTCTAATGTCTTGCGGTAAGAAGGGCCACAAAGGTGGCGGTAAAAAGAAATGAAAAAGGACGACCTTAAAATAGCAGCATCATTTGAAATCAATCCTGACGCCCATAACAAGGCTAAGAAGGGTAAGAAGATTTATGAGAAAGGTAAGGGTACAACCAATCCTAACGAGAAAGATACTTTCATGAAAAGGACTGGTCCCCAACTTCCTCTTGCTAAGAAAAAATCTAAAGGTAAAGGTTATGCCTAAGGATGGATTGTACGCAAACATCCACGCTAAACGAAAGCGTATTGCTGGAGGTAGTGGGGAGAAGATGCGTAAGCCTGGTGCTAAAGGTGCCCCAACTGCAGCTCAATTCAAGAAGGCTGCAAAGACTGCTAAGAAGAAATAGTAGTTAAGTCCGTCAGTGCTGCGCGTGTACTGGCGGATTATTTGGAGTAAGTAATATAAAAGTTCTTTGCTTTATTATTATGATTCCTATTCTAACTACTCTGTCAGTCATTAGCTCATGGTATGGCCCTGGTTTCCACGGTAACCTTACAGCTAATGGAGAACGGTATAATCAAAACGGCCTTACTGCAGCGCACAAGACACTCCCCTTTGGTACTAAACTAAAAGTTTGTTATAAGAGGTGTGCCGTTGTACGGGTCAATGATCGTGGTCCCTTTATTCATGGAAGGGAAATAGATCTCAGTAAAGGTGCGGCTGATGCAATTGGTCTCACTGGCTCTGGAGTTGGACGGGTAAAAGTAACTCGACTTAACTAACTTCAACTATGACTGCTACACTTGCAGCTCCTAAGTCCCAAGATAACCTTTGGGACTCTTTTTGTAACTGGGTCACTTCGACCGACAACCGTCTTTATGTTGGGTGGTTTGGAACTCTTATGATTCCCTGCTTGTTGGCAGCCACCATTTGTTTTATCATCGCTTTTGTTGCGGCTCCACCAGTAGACATTGATGGCATCCGCGAACCTGTTGCAGGCAGTCTTCTTTATGGAAACAACATTATATCGGGAGCCGTCGTTCCGAGCAGCAATGCCATCGGACTACACTTCTACCCAATTTGGGAAGCTAATTCACTTGATGAATGGCTCTACAATGGGGGTCCTTTCCAGCTCACAGTGTTCCACTTCCTCATTGGCATCTATGCTTACATGGGACGAGAGTGGGAACTTAGCTATCGACTAGGAATGCGCCCTTGGATTTGTGTTGCATATAGTGCTCCTGTGGCTGCAGCTTCCGCTGTGTTTCTAGTGTACCCCTTTGGACAAGGATCGTTTAGTGATGCCATGCCTCTCGGTATCAGTGGTACGTTTAACTACATGTTGGTCTTCCAAGCTGAACATAACATCCTCATGCACCCCTTTCATATGCTCGGTGTTGCTGGGGTATTTGGTGGCAGTTTGTTTAGTGCTATGCACGGAAGTCTCGTCACCTCCTCGCTTGTTCGGGAGACTACGGAAGACGTATCCCAAAACTATGGTTACAAGTTTGGTCAAGAGGAAGAGACATACAACATCGTTGCAGCCCATGGTTACTTCGGTCGTTTGATCTTCCAATATGCATCTTTCAATAATAGCCGTAGTCTTCATTTCTTCCTTGCTGCTTGGCCTGTTGTTGGTATTTGGTTTGCTGCTTTGGGCGTTTCGACCATGGCTTTCAATCTTAATGGTTTCAACTTTAACCAATCTCTTCTCTCGTCTGAGGGACAAGTAATCAATACTTGGGCTGATGTTCTTAATCGCGCTAACCTCGGCTTTGAAGTAATGCACGAGCGTAATGCTCATAACTTCCCCCTTGATCTAGCCAGTGCTGAAACCACTCCTGTGGCTCTGGTATCCCCTTCTATTGGATAACAATGGCACACCTTACTGTAACCTATGTTCAAGATGCCACTGCTGCTGCAGCTGGCCTCTCTTCTCCGTTTATTCCTGCTTATCCTGAGTACTATACAAGTACTACTTTTGATGCAGCTTTCTACACTGCTCGTACTGAACAGTGTGAAGCTCTTGAACTTAAGCACGCTGAATAATGATTAAACTCACTGATGTAGCTAAGTATTACCGGGAACTTCCTCATCAAGTGGAAGCACTTGAATACTTACAAGACCATGTAGATATCATGGTACTCAATCGATTTGCTGAGCTGTGGCGTTCTGCCCCTCAATCACCCAAAGTCGGCAATAACTGGGATGGCATTTATGAAGCAGCTCGTCTTGCTGGTGCTAAGTTCCCTGAAGTTGTAGCTGCTCAGTGGGCTCTTGAGTCAGGCTTCGGTAAATTTATTTCTGGTAAGAATAACTTCTTTGGTATCAAAGGAAAAGGTACTGTCAAGACAACTTGGGAGGACTACGGTAATGGTCCTGTTACTATTAACGCAGCCTTCAAAGATTTTGAGACTCCCTTTGATTGTGTTAACTATCTTGTAACTCGGTGGTATAAAGACTACAATGGTTATAAAGGAGTTAATCGAGCTAAGACTCGTGAAGAGTGTGCTCGTCTTTTGAAACAAGAAGGTTATGCAACTGACCCAGCATATAGTCAGAAGCTAATCCAGATCATGAATAAGCACGCATAAGTACTAAGTACGTTCATCCCTTATGGGACGGGTTGCTCAAGGCTGGAACGCGCATGAGCTTACATGGTACTTATTATGTCTATTCAAATCACCTACACCTATCGTGGTGTTAAGTATACTAAGACTGTGAACCGTTAAGCGGCAAGGAGGGTGCAATGCCCTCCATCACTATTTGGCACTGGCCCGCTGCGGCGGACAACCTTTGCCGAAGGCCTTTGGTAAAGCCTAAGAAATTTTACCGAAAAAAATTTTGATTTATTTCTAATGCATTAGAAAAGTTTGTAACACTACACTTTTCTTTTAACAATGGCTAATACTATCATTACCGCAACTGGTAATATTAACAAAACCCCTGGCCTTGGTCTTACCCAAGGCGGCGCCGCTTACGACGCTAAGTACGCTACCTACCTGAAAATCTTTTCGGGTGAGATGATCAAAGCCTATGAATCGGCTTGCATCGCAAAGGGTACTGTGCAGAACCGTCAACTGCGTAACGGCAAATCTGCTCAGTTCATCTTCACTGGCCGTATGACGGCTGATTACCACACCCCTGGCACTCCGATCCTGGGTAGTGGTGATCCCCCGGTGGCTGAGAAGACCATCGTGATGGATGACCTTCTGGTGTCCTCTGCTTTTGTGTACGATCTCGATGAAGTTCTTGCACACTACAGCCTGCGGTCGGAAATCTCGGCAAAGATCGGCCACGCTCTGGCTGAGGCTTATGATAAGAAGATCTTCCGCACCATTGCTAAGGCTGCTCGTGAAGCTCATCCGATCACTGCTGCTCCTGGTCCTGAGCCCGGTGGTTCGATCATCAACCTCGGTGCTGGTAAGGAGTACGATGCTCAGGCAATCGTAGATGCCTTCTTCGAAGCTGCTGCTATTCTCGATGAGAAGAACCTGCCTAAGCAAGGTCGTACCGCTGTGCTGTCTCCTCGTCAGTACTATGCTCTCGTGTCTCAGGTTGACACTAACATCCTGAACCGTGACTACGGTAACAGCCAAGGCAACCTGAACAGTGGTGAAGGCCTGTATGAGATCGCTGGTATCTCTATTCGTCGTTCTAACAACCTGCCCTTCATGGCTGGTTCTGTTAGCCGTGTGAATGGTGAGAACAACGACTACAGCGGTGACTTCTCTGCTCACTGCGGTCTGATCTACTACCGTGATGCTGCTGCTGTTGTGGAAGCTATTGGTCCTCAGATCCAAACCACTGGTGCTGATGTCAAGACCATGTATCAAGGTGATGTGATCGTGGGTCGTCTGGCCATGGGTGCTGGTACTCTGAACCCTGCTGCTGCTATTGAGCTGCAGGCTGTTTGATCTATTTAATGGAGATAACAAATGGCTAATCTTGCAACTGCTGCCGGTAACAATGGTGTCTCCGGTGCTACCAGTGGCATTAGTGGTGGCAACACCGCTGTGCGTAAGTCGGTAGCTAAAACCCAACGTGGTTATGGCTCTGCTGTGACTGCATCTACTGTCTACTCTGAAACCAAGAATCTGCGTTTTGCATATTCGGGTGTTGAGTGTGATGCTCCTGCTATTGATCGTAGCTGATTAATGTTCTATTGGGGATCCTTCGGGGTCCCCTTTTTTTTTATTCTTTAATAAAATGCTCCCTAGTCAATTTAACACCGAGACCGAACTCTCCGCAGTGAACTCAATCCTGGGGAGCATTGGTCAAGCACCTATTACAAAGTTAGAGTTTGACAACCCT